CGGGTATCACCCACGTCATATATCCTGCGCCGACCTTAGAGTTCAGAGAGCGGTGGCGGGAAGACTACGTTCTCGCTCAGGAGCAGTTCCGCGAAGCGGGCGTTAAGGTGACAGAGGTGCAGGTATGAACCTTATCGTATGCGATTTTGAAACATTTTATGACAAACAGTACTCGCTGTCCAAGATGACCACGGAAGAATATATCCGTGATCCCCGCTTTCAGGTCATCGGTGTGGCTACCAAACTGAACACTGAGCCTACTGTATGGGTGTCCGGGCCGGCGAGTGTTATCCTAGCGCACCTGCGATCCTTGCCGTGGGCCGAGTCCATGATGCTGTGCCAGAACACAATGTTTGACGGCGCGATCCTGACATGGCGCTGCGGACTCAAGCCGAAAGCACTGGCCGATACTATGCTGATGTCTCGTGCCCTGCACGGGGTTGAGGTGTCACATAGCCTAAAGGCACTGGCCGACCGCTACGGAGTAGGCACCAAGGGAACCGAGGTATTGGACGCCTTGGGCAAACGCCGGACCGATTTCACCGAACAAGAGCTGGCTGCGTATGGGCGCTACTGCATAAACGACGTGGAGCTGACGCGGGACATCTTCTACAAGATGACCGCTAAGGGGTTCCCGACAGACGAGCTAAAGCTGATCGACGTTACCCTGCGTATGTTCACTGACCCTATCCTCGAGCTTGACCGGGCACACCTAGAGCAGCACCTAGCGACCGTCGTGCAGCATAAGGCCGACTTGCTGGCGAAGCTAGGCAGCGACCGCAAAGACCTCATGTCCAACCCGAAGTTTGCCCTGATGCTGAATATGGCGGGCGTCACGCCGCCGGTGAAGATCAGCCCAACGACAGGCAAGGAGACATACGCCTTTGCCAAGAGCGACGAAGAGTTTATTGCCCTGCTCGAGCACGAAGACCCCACAGTGCAGGCGCTGGTCGCCGCACGGCTTGGGGTGAAGTCCACACTCGAAGAAACGCGGACGCAGCGGTTCATCGACATTTCCAAGCGCGGGAACCTGCCCGTGCCGATCAGATACTACGCCGCCCATACCGGGCGGTGGGGCGGGGCAGACAAAATAAATCTGCAAAACCTGCCGAGCCGTGGGCCGAACGGGAAGAACATCAAGAACTCTATCGTAGCCCCTGCGGGCTACGTGTTGATCGACGCGGACTCTGCACAGATCGAAGCGCGTGTACTTGCATGGCTGGCTGAACAGGAAGATGTGGTGGAGTTGTTTCGCAAAAACAACACGGAAGCGGCAGCGGGTGTCGATAAGGCCGATTATATGTTTTGCGCCTACAAGAACATGGCATCGCAGATATACGGGAAGCCCATCAAAGAGGTCGACAAGGCCGAGCGACAGATCGGTAAGGTCGTCATCCTTGGTGCAGGCTACGGCGTCGGTCACGTCAAGCTGCAGATGTTCCTCAAGATGCAGGCGGGCGTCGAGGTGGACCTGCAAGAAGCCAAGCGGATCATCGACATCTACCGGTCGTCGAACAACAAGATCAGCCAGCTTTGGAAGGACGCAGACGTGATGCTGCGGCGCATGAACCAAGGCGACTCCGTGCAGTTTGGTCGGTCAGGGGTGCTTACTGTGGATGCCAGCCAGTCGGGTATCCGCCTGCCCAACGGGCTATACCTCCAGTATAACGGATTGACCGGAGAAGAGGGCGAGCGGGGTGTGCAGTATAGCTACAAGACGCGCAACGGCCCCAACAATATCTACGGCGGTAAGGTAATCGAGAACGTGTGTCAGGCACTGGCACGGGGAATTATCGGCGAACAGATGTTACGCATTGCCAAACGGTACCGCGTAGTGCTAACTGTACATGACTCGGTTGTCGCGTGTGTGCCTGCCGCAGAGGCTGAAGAAGCCCAAGCCTACATAGAACAATGTATGCGTTGGACGCCCGAATGGGCAGCGGGGTTGCCCGTGAATTGCGAGTCGGAAGTTGGGACAAAGTATGGGGGATAGACATTGAGTAACGCAGGCGCTTGGTCCTTTAGCCGGATGAAGAACTTTGAGAACTGCCCCAAGCAGTACTACCACGTCACCGTGATGAAGCAGTTTCCGTTCGAGGAGACAGAGGCCACACGGTATGGGACAGAGTTTCACAAATCCGCAGAAGACTATATGCGGGACGACGTCCCAATTCCGGGGCGGTTTTCCTTCGCCGAGGGTATGCTCAAGGCACTGAAAGCCAAGAAGGGTACCAAGCACTGCGAACTCAAGATGGGTCTGACCGAAGACCTGCAACCCTGCGACTTCTTTGCGCCTAACGTATGGTTCCGCGGTATCGTGGACTTGCTTATCATCGACGGGGACCGCGCGTTCATCATCGACTACAAGACAGGCAAGTCGGCAAAGTATGCCGACACGGGGCAGCTACAGCTTATGGCACTGTCGATCTTCGCGCACTTCCCCGATGTGAAGCGGGTTAAAGCCGGCCTGTTGTTCGTGATCGCGGACAAGTTTGTGCCCGCCGATTACAACGTCGCCGATAGCGACACGCTATGGTCACCATGGATCAAGAAGTATGCTCGCCTCGAGAAAGCCCACGAGACGAATGTATGGAACCCCGTGCCGAGCGGCCTATGCCGAAAGCACTGTCCTGTGGTAGAATGCCCGCACAACGGCAACAGCAGGTGACCCATGCCCTACGTAAACAAGCCCCGCCCCTACAAGAAAGAATGGGCGCAGGAACAAGCCCGTGACGAGAAGGCCCCCCGTGCCGAGCGCGCCAAGGCCCGCGCTGCCTTCGACGCAAAGAACGGCAAGAGTGCGCGTAAAGGCAAAGACCTGAGCCACAAGAAAGACCTTGCCCGTGGCGGGTCTAACGCCGATGGCGTGTTCCTCGAAGCGCCAAGCACAAACCGTGCACGGGGTGGCGCGATACACAAACCCACGCCCAAAAAATAACCCTACTGGAGAGGCTATGGAGATCATCGACAACAAGGCGTTGCTGCTTAGTCTGCGCAACCCTACTAAGGTCACGACTGTAATTCCCAAGAGCAAGCAACTCGGACCTAACGAAGTCCTCGTGCATTGGGGCGTAAACGAGAGCCACGCGCTGCGAGACTTGAACATCAAGGTGCCACCCCCCATCCGGTCGCGGTATAGCTGGCCCGGGCAGTACAAACCGATGGACCACCAGCGGGTCACGGCAGAGTTCTTGACCATGCACCGCAAGGCCTTCTGCTTTAACGAACAAGGCACCGGGAAAACGGCATCCGCGATATGGGCAGCAGACTTTTTGCTGCTGCAGAAACAGATACGCCGTGTGCTGGTGGTCTGCCCTCTGTCGATCATGGACTCTGCATGGCGCGCTGACCTGTTTAAGTTTGCTATGCACCGTTCGGTAGACATCGCCTATGGCGCTGCGGACAAGCGCCGCAAGATCATCAACGGCCTCGCCGAGTTCATCATCATAAACTATGACGGCATCGGGGTCGTTGCAGACGAGATTGCCAACGGCGGCTTCGACTTGATCATCATCGACGAGGCTACGCACTACAAGAACTCCCAAAGCCAGCGCTGGAAGATACTGAGCAAGATCGTAACAGAGGACACATGGCTATGGATGATGACAGGCACACCAGCAGCGCAGTCCCCGATGGACGCCTACGGCCTAGCGAAGTTGGTGAACCCAACAGGTGTCCCCCGTTTCTTTGGATCATTCCGCGACCAAGTGATGACCAAACTCACGCAATTCCAGTGGGCCCCAAAACCTAACGCTGCCGAAACCGTTCACACGGTGCTGCAGCCGGCGATCCGCTTCTCGAAGGATGAGTGCCTAGACCTGCCCGACATGATGTACATCAAGCGCCACGTACCGCTGACGGCGCAGCAGGAGCACTACTACAAGAAGCTGAAGAAGCATATGCTGATGGAAGCCGCAGGCGCAGAAGTCACGACAGTGAACGCGGCGATCAACATGAACAAGCTGCTGCAGATTTCGGCTGGTGCCGTCTATACCGACGGCGGCGATACGCTCGAGTTTGACATCGCACCGCGGTACAACGTGCTGAAAGAAGTCTTGGACGAGACATCACGCAAGATGCTGGTGTTCGTGCCGTTCAAGAGCACGATTCGTATGGTGCAGGATAAGCTAATTGCCGACGGGGTATCCGCCGAGGTTATTTCCGGCGACGTGTCGGCTGGCGCCCGAACGGACATCTTCAAACGCTTCCAGACGGAAGCTGATCCAAAAGTATTGGTCATTCAGCCACAAGCGGCAGCGCATGGCGTAACGCTTACAGCGGCTGATACGATCGTATGGTGGGCCCCCACGGCCTCCCTAGAGACATACGCGCAGGCGAACGCGCGTATCCACCGCACCGGCCAGACACACAAGTGCACGGTCGTGCGGCTACAAGGCTCCCACGTGGAGCAGCGCCTCTACGATATGCTAGACAAGCGGATAGACGTCCACACGCAAGTGCTGGAACTCTACAAAGAATTGCTTGACTAAGGTATCTATTGGCACTATATACAACAAACAACAACCATGGAGAGACCGATGGACGAGATTACCGCTCCACCGAATGTGGAGAAACTCACCCGTATTTACATCAAGATACGGGACGCGAAGGCCCAGTTGGCCGAGCGGTTTAAGGAAGATGACGACGCGCTGACCGACCAACTGAACACCATCAAGCACGAGCTTCTAGCCTATTGCGCGGAGCACGGCATCGAAAGTATGCGCACGTCGGCAGGTATGTTTTATCGCACTACCAAAACGCGCTACTGGACAAGCGACTGGGAGTCGATGCACAAGTTTATCCTCGAGAACGAGGTACCAGAGTTTCTTGAGAAGCGGCTGAGCCAAGGCGTCGTCAAGCAGTTTCTTGAAGAGAACCCCGAGGCGGTTCCGCCGGGGCTTAACACCGACGTGGAATACGTCATAACTGTGAGGAAGAAATAATGGCGGCTGAGTATGCCACTATCCAAGAGGTAGCCGAGCACTTCAAAGTGTCGGTGTCTACGGTCCGCAACTGGATCAGGGCGAACACGATCCCGCCCTCTACCTACATCAAAATTCGGGATACCTACCGGTTCAATCTCGATCTCGTCGAAGCCGCGCTTTTGAACGCTTCGGATACTGCCAACGACCAATCTTCTGTGGAGAACACGAAATGAGCACTGATCTTTCTGCCTTCAAGGGCAACGCACTGGTTTCCGGTGACCTGTTCAAGCGCATGATGGAGGTCAACAAGACCCTGTCCGGCGGCGGTGGCGGCACGAGCCGTCGTATTAGCATCAAGGGCGGTCGTTTCCGCGAGATGCTTAACGGTGAGCAGGTCCGCGTTAACTCGTCGGGCAGCATGAACGTGGTCGTGCTGGGTAGCTCGAAGATCGGGCGCACCTACTTCGAGGGCGCCTATGATCCAGAGACCCCCTCGGCCCCAACCTGCTGGTCGCCTGACGGCGAGAAGCCTTCGGCTGATGTGCCCGAGGACAACGTCAAAGCCCGTGCTTGCCGCGACTGCCCGATGAACATCAAAGGGTCTGGCCAAGGCGAGAGCCGCGCCTGCCGTTTCTCTGTGCGTCTGGCTGTGGCACTGGAGAATGACTACGAGAAGGTCTACCAGATGCAGCTGCCCGCCACGTCTTTGTTCGGCGACGGTAAGAACGGTCTGATGGGTATGCAGGCGTACAGCAAGTTCTTGTCCGCAAACGATATGCCGATCATCGGTCTGGTCACGCAGATGTACTTTGACGAGAACAGCGAGACGCCGAAGCTGTACTTCAAACCGCAGCGGCCCTTGGAAGACGCTGAGTTGCGTGAAGTGCTGGACTTGGCCGATCACGAGGACGTTAAGAAGGCCACGACCATGACGGTCTACAAGACCGATACGGCCAACACTGACGGTGCCACCTCTAAGGCGTACAATCCGAAGAAGGATAAGATCGAGGTAGAGCCTGCCGCAAAGGTGAGCAAGGCCAGCAAGCCAAAAGCGGCTGAGATTTCGGAAGACGAGGTTATGGAGCCAACCCGCGTGGCGTCTAAGTCCACCGGTGACGCTGCGGTCTCTCCGAAGATGGAGTCGGTCCTGTCCGCTTGGGACGACTAATCCACTGGGCGGGGCTGTAATGGCCCCGCCTTTTCTCAAACAAGCGGAAGAACGATATGATTGACCACCATTTTCTAAGCCGCATCATGTGCGGTGACGGCCCCTACTGCTTGTGGACAGCCCGTAGGGCGGTTAATTCGGACGGGACACCTACAAAAGACCTAGTGGACCGCCGCCAGAGTTTTTATGACGACCTACCTGATCTTGCAGCGGCTGCAGCGGGCGCATTTGCAAATGACCGCGAAGTGTATTTCGCTATGGCGTCGTTCAAGGATGCCAGCACACGGGAAGCCGCGAACGTTCGCGCGCTGAAGTGCTTCTTCTTCGATCTGGACTGCCGCCCGGGCAAGGAATATTCCGACAAGGGAGAGGCCCTACAGGCCCTGCGGAATTTCTGCACTCGCAACGCCCTGCCTAAGCCGGTCCTTGTGGACAGCGGCGGCGGTATTCACGGCTACTGGGTTCTCGACCGCGAAGTCAGCTACGAAGAGTGGGCACCGGTCGCGGAGCGCTACAAAGCCGCCTGCCTGAAACAAGGGTTCCGTATGGATATGTCGGTGCCTGCTGATGGCGCGCGTATCCTGCGGATGCCGGGGACAGCGAACTTCAAAGATTTACCGCCTTCGCCAGTTACCGCGCTATTGTCGGACGTGCCGACGATCACGTTTGAGGATTTTGCCGGTAAGTTTGAAGGCGTGGTTGTTGCGCCAAAGGTGTTTATCCCGGCTAAGCACAAAGCGATCACCGAGCAGCTTCTGGGTAACAACACGAACAGCTTTCGCAAGATCATCACCCGCACCGACACTTGCGCGCAGCTTATCTATGCGATAACCAACCAAGCCGACGCCAGCGAGCCTATGTGGCGGGCAACGCTCTCCATCGCAGCGCACTGCCAAGACTCCGCCAAAGCGATCCATGCGGTATCGCGGGAACACCCCGACTACGATCCAGCGGACACGGAAGCCAAGGCTAGTCGGATCAAGGGTCCATACCTGTGCAGTCGCTTCAACGAGGCCCGTCCGGGCGGGTGCGACGGGTGCCCGCACCTTGGGCATATCAAGTCCCCCATCGTGCTGGGCCGTGAGCTAAACATCTCCGAGACCGAAGAAGAACGTACCGTAGAGCTGCCCGTTGAACCTGCACGGGCAAACGGAGCGCCCGTCAAGACCATGACGGTAGTTGTACCGAAACCACCGTTTCCCTACGTGCGTGGGGCCGCAGGCGGCGTCTACCGGCAGGGCAAAGACGAAGAAGGCAATCCAAAGGACGAGCTGGTCTATCACCACGACTTCTACATCACCCGCCGCGTCTATGACCCCGAAGTTGGGGACAAACTCATTTGCCGACTGCACCTTCCGAAGGACGGTGTGCGGGAGTTCAGCGTCTTGCAGAGCGCCATCAACTCCCCCGACAAACTACAATCTGCACTGAGCACCATGGGCATTACCGCTCGTGGGAAAGCGCAATGGACCTCTATAGGATATTACATCATGGACTATGTTGATCACCTGCAATCCGTAGCCGCCGCTGACCTTGCACACCGGCAGTTTGGCTGGACCGACGGGATGAAATCGTTTGTCATCGGGGAACGCGAGTATATCCCCGGCGGTGTGCGTCACAACCCGCCAACGTCTGAAACGAGTGTCGTGGCCGAATATCTCAAGCCCAAGGGCGACCTCGAGAAGTGGAAGGAGCTGATGCAGTTCTTCAACCACGAGGGCATGGAGCTGCACCAACTGATCATCTGCACCGCTTTCGGTTCTCCTCTGATGGAGTTCTCACCGATCTACTCGATGCTGATCCACCTCGACGGGCCTACCGGTTTTGGTAAGACAACGACCCAATGGGCCGCAGCCGGCGTATACGGCAAACCGGACGGGCTGATGATCCGGCACGAAGATACGAATGCGTCCAAGTTTGCGCGGTTCGAGATTATGAAGAACCTGCCCGTGTATATCGACGAGTTGACCAAGTGTCAGCCAGTCGAAGCAAGCGACCTTGCCTACTCGCTGTCTGCTGGGCGGCAGCGTAACCGGATGCAGAGCGGGTCCAACGCCGAGCGCCGCCGTGGGGAGCCTTGGCACCTGAGTTCTGTAAGCTCGGGCAACGCGTCGCTGATGGACGTGCTGGAAGCTGGCAAGGCCGATCCCGCCGCAGAGCGCGAGCGTATCTTCGAGATCAACATCAAGGACTATATCTTCCCGCACTCGAAGGAAGACGCCGACGCGTTTCAACACGCTATCCTGAAGGAAGTCTATGGGGTCGCTGCAGACCCGTATCTGCGCTGGCTTGTGGATAACGTAGACGAGGTCCGGAAGTTCTACCTCGCTACACAGCAGCGCCTTGACGCAGCGGCAGGGCTGAGTTCCAAGAACCGGATGATGTCCGCAGGCTTTGCGGCGCACCTTGCAGGGGGCATGATTGCCAAGCGGCTTGGGCTGATCGACTTCGATATGAAGCGCGTGTTCGATCTTGTCGTGAAGTTGATCCGGGAGCGCACGGCATTCCTTGAATCGACAAAGAAGAGCAGCATCGACTACCTCGTGCAGTATGTGGCTGAGAACTATACCAGCATCCTGCGCATCAACAGCACCCAAGACCTTCGGGGCAAGGGCGGCGATCAGGTGGAAGATACCTTTGTCGTGCCGGATGCTACGCCGCGCATGGAGTTTGTCGCCCGGTACGAGCCGGATACGAAGCGCCTGTATCTATACCCGAAACCGTTTCGGACATGGTGCGTGAAGCAGCAGCTAAACCCCGCTGCCCTGCTCGAAGATATTGGCAAGACATATACCTACGAGTTCAAGAAGATGCGTATGGGTAAGGGCACCAAGCTCTCGCTCCCCCCTGTTGCCGTGCATATGCTAGTCCTGCCCTTAGAGGATCACCTTGATGTCGATGCCGGTAGTTCAACTTGACGACCTCTATCCCGACGGCCTTGCCATCCAAGTGAATTGGGACGCATGGGCCGTCGGGATGTCCATTTTTGTACCCTGCACGGGATTAAACCGTGCGGGTATACACGCTAGGGCCGTCGCAAAGCGTAAAGGATATACGCTAGATGTACGATCGTGTATAGAAGATGGCCTTTTGGGGGTTCGCATTTGGCGAATCGCATGATATATTGATCACGTTCAAGGTTCTCCAAGCCTCCCAACTAACCCGCAGGGCCCCTCCCTCCCTGCGGGTTTTTTATTATCCCCTCGTCTGCCCGTCTATCTGGGCATTGTACATCTTGATGAGGTCGTCCCGCACTTGTGGATTGACCGACACGCCGTTCACCATATCCTCGATGTTCTGCGCCCGACGCACAAACGACTTCTCGATGGTATCCGGCGTGATTTCCGCGTCTGGGTAGCGCGCAGCGCTGGTACGGTTGAAGTCGTTCACGGCCTGCATAGCCTTCGCATAGCCCGCCGTGTCGCCGGACCGGTGAGCCAAGTACAGCTGCGTTAGAAGTTTTGTGCGTTTCTCCTGCACAACCTTGCTGATACGAGACATCTCTGTGGCGCGCTCCTGCCGACGTGTTAGTTCGGCCATGTTGAAGCCGATAAACTTACCAGCGAGTCCGAGCAGGGATGGGTCTTCCAGCATGAAGTTGTCCTGTCTCGTGCGCACCCCGCCCTCCATCGCAAAGCGCGTTGCCTGCAGTACGTTTGAGAATGCAACAGGAACCACGGACTCTAGCCCACGCTGATATTCACCGGCCAATACGTCGGAGACACCCCGTTTTACGCGGGAGAAAGTTGCCCATGGCGCACCAAGCACGTTCTGCACGAGGGTTTCTTCGGCAGATGGATCGGCGTTAAACCGATTTGCGCGATATAGTAGGTAGCTCAACCCAACCCGGTCTGCGACTTCGAAGCCCGTGATTTTGTTGATGGCGCCCTTATACATAAGCTCGCCCATCCAAAGCCGTGTGGCCTCTTCCGCAGTGATCTCGTCGTCGTCCCGGAAGGCGTTGGCGACCATCGCGTACATCCCGAACAGGGGAAGCCCGTGCACACCGGCCATAAGCAGAGTGACCCCGATATGCCCAGTCAGCTGCCGAACCGCTTCGTTCCGTTTAGCGCGAGACGCTGCATCGGCCCCCGGATGAGCGTTGTCTGCAATCTGGCGAACCGTTTTTGCAAGCAACGTAGTGATCGTGAGCCCGTAGCCCTTATACATAAACGCTACGCGGCCAAGGCCTCGCTGGGTCATACGGGGTGCGGTGCTCATGCCCGCAGACCCGTTCAGGAGCTGGGTGTTATAGACTGCCGTTTGCGCGGCTTTCTGCTGTTTCTGCGCCGTGCTCATGGCCTGCTCGTCAGCAGTCGGGGCTCTCTCCATACGCGCTAGTTCTAGGTCGTAGGTGGCGATAGCCGTAACTTGCCGGTTAAACCGTTCGACCATGTGGAACGGAGCGCCGAAGAACGCCAGACCCCGGGCTACAACCGAAGTATCTCTACCTACGTCAGCTAGACCCGCTGACTCGTACAGGGCGGAGTGGTTCGACATACCCCGATCCGCAAGCAACTGTGCAAGCGGTTTAAGTTCCGCGGCGCGAGCCGCCTTCTTTGCCGAAAGCCCAAGGGCGGTGTTCACCGTGTACTCCCCGTCGGTCCCCATGACGTAGTAGTTATCTAGGGTGGGTATCGCCGTACTTGTCGTGGTGGTCTGCGACCCCACTGCAACGGGAAGCGCAGCGGTACGTTTTAGTCCGCTACCCATGAAGTCTTTTGACGCACGGTTCATAGCAGATATCGCTGTGGTGTAGCCATACTGGCCACCCAGCTGCGGCGTAATAATGTTGGCCAAGCCGCTAAGGTTGACGACTGCGCCGGCGATAGACCCGAGCAGGGTGTATACGTAGGTCATCTTGTTTGCCAGACGCGCAGCGCGCTCTAGCGTGGTGTTCTGCGGTTTAAGGACGGTCGCACCCAAGCGCGCTAGTTCCCCGAGCACTGCGACTTTTACCCGTCCGTTGGGTGCGGTCGTAGTTGTCGGGTCCGCCGCTTGGGCTTGGTAGTCTTCCTGCAGCTTGCGAATAGCCTTGCTGAACGTGTACTTTGCCGCTGCGTTTGCAAGCGAGTACCCTTTCTGCTGCAGGCCGAGGTCCAAATCTTCCTTATAGCCCGCAGTGTTCTTACGGCGATAGAACTGCTTCGCCAACGACCCCTCAGGGGCCATTTCGACAATCGCATTTGCGAGCTGCTCGATGACGTCTGCAGCGATCTCCTTCTGGGGGTTTCCAGCGTGTTTCATGTTGTAGTCGGTTATGACCTTCAACACACTAGCCGCCGCCATTGGGTCTTTGGCCGCACGGAAACCCTTGGTAGCAAACTCAACCGCCGTATACGCGGAGACAATCGGGTCTCCGTTGGCGTCCTTGCGGACTCCCTGCTGGGTTTTCAGCCACGCGACGAACCGTTCCCGAGCCCGCGACGACGGGAACGTCATTTTCGCCGATTCCGTCGATTGCGTCACGGGATTAAAGGCCGCAAACTCCAGCCAATAGTCGCCCTCACGCGACAGGGGGATGTAGGGGTCAACGCTGCCCGGACCGAAGATTGTGACATACGCACTCTGTTTGATCTTCGACGCGATGTCCGGGTCAAGGTTGAACTCCGAAATGTCCCCGTTCAGTGCCGTCCAGAGACGCTCGTATTCCTGTGCGTAGAAATCACGCAGAGCGACAAACAGGTCACGTCCGTCTTGGTCCAGATAGGTGTCGTCGTTAAACTTAACCTTCAGGTCGTCGTACACTTTGTTCTGCGCAGGATCAGGATCGTGGGACGCACGAGCTTTTGATCGGTTTTTGTTCGGGACGGAGTTTAGGAGCGCGACTGTCTGGTCACGGTCCAACGCCGAAGCAAACGAAGCGCGCCGTCGGCCAGTCACGTTACCCTTTGCGTCAAGCGTTTCGTAGGTCAGCCAAAACTGATCATACACATTACGATCACGCGTAACGTCTACACCCTCTGCCGACATAGATGTCGCAATAGCATCTAAATTGGAGGCCATCACAGGGTTTTTCTTGCGGTAGGCCCCAAGAACATCGCGCATTGCATTTACACGTGCGTCAGCACGAGCCCGGTGGCTGTCCATACGCTGAACGGTGTGCATCATCTCGTCGGGGTTTTTCACGCCGAGCTTCTTTGCGATATCAGCAACTTGCAGGGTGGGAAGGACGCCCAACACCTGCTCAAGACCGAATGCGCTTGCCCCATCCAGAATAGTAAGCGCGTCATCCGCCAGCCGAGCACGTGTGTTCTGTGCATCGCGTGCAGTGGCGTTTACCCCCGCACGGAAGCGGTCCATCATCGACGACACCCCGGCGCCAGACCGAGAGTATAGAATATCCGGCGCGGAGTTTCGCTCTGGTGTGACCATCATGTCGATCAGGGCGTCCGAGTGATCCAGCAGGTTTGGACGACGCGTAAACCGCTGCAGCCGCTTAACAAACTTGGTGTACAGCTGCTTGATCCACTCGAGTACGCCAAGGCCCTTCGCCTGTGGCGGCAAATCCAGTCGTTCGGTGCCCATCTTTGCAACGGCGGCACGTAGATCGGGGTTGGTTTTGAGTTCGGAGACGAACTCCGCAAGTGTCAGGGCCCCGGGCATATACTGAGCGATGTCATTGACAATCGCATCAAACACCCGCTGCAGGTCCGCCCGAAGCTGCGATTCCGGCTTGCTAAGCTCTGCCAGTGTCACTGCGTGATAGACTTCATGCAGAAAAGTAGAAACCGTCAACCCGGTATTCTCGTTCAGGACGATGGTGTCATACTGTGGGTAGTAGATACCGTGGCTGTTCCCGAGTATTGTGAGCTCGTCTTCGCGCATCGTAGTGTCCGTCGGCGAAATCACCGCCACGCTGGTGCCTTCGATATTCGCGGCCAGTAGGTTTGCCATCGCAGCGATGCGTTGGTCCGTCGCCGTAAACGCAAGGTACCGCAGCGCCAGTTTAAGCTGCCCGTTCCGCAGCGACGAAATAATGTTCGGGTCCAACGGCATACGCATTTTGTACGATTGCCGCACGGAAGGCTTGCTAAACAGTTTGCCCCCAAGGAACTCCCGCGACTGCGCTGCTTCGCGCATGATCTCGAGAATCTCAAGATCGGTCAGGTTCTTTATCTGCTCTGCCGTCAACTCTGGCCGCAAAGCGCGGATTGCTATGGAGGTACCGGTATCGCCCTTACGCGGCGGAATCCGTCTCGCGGCCTCGATTGCCTGTATTGGCGTTGCCGTCACTGCAGCGGGAGTCTCTGGCAGACTTACGGTTTTCCCCGATGACAAGTCAAAGTTTACAATTCCCCCACGAAAGACCGCCATAGCTTTTGGCGCGGCTTCCCGTTCAGCGGCGTCCGCTACCTCTTCGATGGTTACACGGGTACCATCCGTTTTTAGCAAACCGGCTTTTTGCAAGGAGCGTTCGTCCGCCTCGGTTTTCCGCTCGGCAAGAACAGCCGCGTTATTTGCGTTAATAACCCGATGCCGGGCGACTCCTTCGATCATGCGGAGTCGGGCTACTTCTGTCTGCATGAGCTGGATAGCGTCGGCGGACAGGTTATTAGTAACCCATTGCGCCGCCTTGGACCCTGCTTCGTACCCGGTACCCTGATCCAAGAACAAGGAGGCTTCGGTCCATGAAGCGAGCTCGTCACCCTCAAACATCCAGTTTGCGTTTTCGGACCCGGGCGCCTGATTCTTGTTGTTGAAGAGCGTCTTCGTATCCGGTTCTGCAAGGTCTCGTGCGATAGTCAGCAGCCCCTCCACAAGGGTGGGGAATTTCTCAAAGTAGGTCTTGGCAAACTTCGCGTTCTGCCGATCAGTCATCAGCAAGCTCGTCGTCTTGGTACGCGGGTCAATTCGGTCTTTATATGAAAGCAGTTCGAGCACCACCTTACGGTCGCCAAGCGTCGTTGGGTCTACAACGTCCCCGATTTCTAGGATTATACCGCGCACAATGTTGCTGGCCACGGTGTCAAGCGGGGCCACGCGCTCTTCCCACAGGGAAGCGATTGCTTCATCTGCTGCGGCCTTCTCTGCTACAACGGCATCTTCCACCTCGATATTGGCCCGGGCGTAGATCGCCTTTTTGACCATAATCTGGGCTACCTTGGTCGCCTTGTTCGGCTTCTTGCGGGCAGCACCGGGCTTCTTAGCTACGGTCTCCACCGCTGGCTCGGCGGGTGCCTTCTCCATCTCACCGGCAAACCAGTCTTCAAACGCCGCTGCGTCCATCGTCGGGGGCATATCGGTCTCGTCACCGAACGGAGTAAAAGTTTCAGCGGGTGCAGCGGGGGTTTCTGGGATGCCAAGCGCTTGCAGCGCGTCGGGTACAGTGCCGCCCTCGTCAACGAGGTGGTCGATAACGTCTTCTTTAACGTCGGGGGGCAGTGGGCGTCCTGCTTCGGCTTCGTGCTCAGCGACAGACTCCTCGGCGAAGCCAACCTGCTCCTCAAAGGAGAAGAAGCCACTAGCCTCACGCCATGGACGCATACCCTTGTAGGGGGCCTCGGGCGCAGCCAATCTCGCTCGCTCTGCGGCAGCTTTTCCTGCCTGACCCTCGTTCTTCCGCGCCTCGTGCCTTAGCGCCTGCTCACCTGCGGGTCGAGCCTTACCGGTCGCTTCATCTATAAGAAGGTCAAGGATGTGCTGAGCGTCGAGTCCGCCCTGTGCATCTTTATTGAGGACGTACAAATACTCGGAATCGGAAGGGAGGTTCCCGGTCAGCTGATCAGCGGCAGCAAGGCCGCTACCCTCGGGGCGTAGCATTACGTCGGGAATCGGTACTCCACCTAGAGCGTCTGCAAGGTCTTTCGCCAAAGGCGAGCCCCGCATAACCCCACCGATCGCATTTGTGAACGGGTACTTTTGCCAACGTTCTTGGTACGGTCTTTTTCGTTTTGGCGCTGCGCCCGTTTCTGCGGCTGCAACTTCGGCCTTAGTGGTTGCCTCGCTTGCTTTAGCCATGTCCACAAGATCGCCGGACGCCGCAGGTGTGCCGAACAAGCCTTCGTCCATAGGAGCGGCGTTCGCTTGACGGGTTTGGTCAGTCCTAGCCTTAGCAGCAAGCACAAGGTCTGTAGCAGTACGGGCTTCAATCCCCGGCGCAACAAGCTGCTCCCCTGCGGAAGTAGTTTCGGTTTTTGGTTCCGCCGCGGCTCTCTGAACCCGGTCCCGCTTTGCTTTAAGCGCGTCGATACTAGGAAGGTAGACCGGGTGTTTTTTCCCTGCGGCAGCGATAGCTTCTGCATCAGCAAGATCCGCTTCATCCTCTGCTGTCCACTGATTTGCCTTAGCCTCACGCACGGCAGTATTCTGTTTAGATTCTGCCAGAGCGGCAGTATCTTTGTCGATCTGTGCCTGAATCGCGTCGAGCTTCGCCTGCCGTTCTTTGCTCAAAGGTGCGGCCACGGGCGGCGCAGCCGCAGCCGGGGCTTTACGGGCATCATACCCCTGCCGCCACGCGGCAAACTCGGCTTTACCTTCTTCTGCCATCTGCGATGGGATTCCCAACGATGCACGGACGGAAGTAACAAACCCGGGACGCTCGGTTTGATCTATACCATTTAGATCGCCGTCTTTTTCAAGGCGCAGACGAACCTGCGCAGCCGTTAGCCCTTCAGCAAATAGGTCTTCAATCTTCCCAGTGATCCCTTTGCGATCGGCCTGTTCCCGGGCAAGGGCGACATTCTCTTTAAGCCAGTCCGGTCCTTGAATGTCGGTTACCGGTGGCGCAGCCGCAGCGACAACCGGTGCTTCTGGCGCTTTAGCCTCGGCCTTCTCCACTTGGTCTTGGACCACCTCGTCCTTCGGTTTTGGCGCCGGTACAGCATCTGGGTCCGCCACCGTAACTTGCGGTTTCTCGACAGTTGCTGCACGTGTTGCGTCAATATAAGCCCGAATACGCCCGGGGACGGCAGCATCGACTAGCTTTGGGTTGTTCTCGTAGGCCTTGAGGACGCTCTCCAGCTTAGCCAATGTCTTCTCGCTCGTGGGAGACTCTTGGGCCTTTACGAGCTTTTTGTACGCCGCCGACTCTTTCGGGATACCCAAAGCATCAAGCGTAGTAATGGTCTCCTGCACCGCTGCAGCAGCCGCTGCCGCTTCGGCGCGAAGGGCGTCTATCTCATCCGGTGTCAGTGTAGTGTTTGTCGGAGCCGCAGGCGCTTTCGGAGGAGTAACCGCAGGCGGAGTAGCCGCAGGCGTACCGGGAGGAGCAGCAGGCGGAGTAACCCCTGCATCGGGACGCATACCAAATGCGCCGCGACCAGCGCCACCGATAACACCGCCAAGGACACCGCCGCCGACAAAGGCACCGAGCAGTCGATCTTGGGCTTCGGGAGAGTTCAAATCTACCCCGGCCTGCCACATGGTAGCTAGTTCCTGAACGGCTTCGGTACCGCCCTCGGCCAGTGTACCGTTCACCGCGCCGGTTAGCAGGCGGGAAGTGAGCTTCTGACCGGTCTCACCCTCTAGTGCTGCAAGCGCAGCCTTGCCAACGCCAAGACGGCCAAGAGCTTTAAGGGACGCAGCGTCCAGCGCCGATTGGAACGCACCAGTGGCTAACGCCTTAGTGAGATTGACATTGCCCTCGCCGGAAACTTTCTCCTGCTCCTGCAGGTTCTCGCCCGCATAGAATGGAAGGGTTGCAAGTCCCGCACCGATTGTTCCGGCTACACCTGCACCGATAGCAAGCTCAGGAGCCGCCAAGGCGGCAAGGGTGCCAAGCCCGGCACCCGCGACACCCGCCCCCATGATAGGCGCCGAACTACCGGCCATTTCGCCAAGGTAAGTAAGGCCAGAACCAAGCCCTTTTACATCGCGCCATCCTAGGGCTGCAGGCTGTTCGAGGGACAACCGAGCCGCTTGCTTGGCGGCAGTGGTCTCCATACCGGTTCCGTAGTCTTCAAGACCACTCCACCCAAGCCGGTTACCTGAGGTCTGCAAAAGCTCGCCGAGACCGCCTTTGGCGGACTGCATACCGCTGGCCCAGCCACGGCCAAGCGCCGTACCATCGTCTCGCGGAGCTAGGTCTTGGCCAAACTGCTGCTTGTATTTAGTCGCAAACTGACCTTCTTGGTCCGCGACATACTGTTGGATACGCGCAAGTTCAGTGGCGCTCGGGGCCTCGCCGGAGATTTTGACGGAGTAGTTCTTACCGCTCAAGCGGCCCGTTACGTCAAAAATGCCCATGTCTACGCTCCTTGGTTTGGGTACGAGTATACGGAAACATGGGCTTCCCGGCTAGACTTGTTTTACGACGCTGGATCAGACATATTCGGCAGCTCGGACGGAACATCTCCATAGTACATCGGGATACCATTAGCCTGAGATACGTAGGACAGTGCATCCTCTACTCGGCGTAGACGCTCCGTTAGTTGACTGCGCGCGATCGAGTTTGGATCTTCTGAGGGACCAAACCAGCCCGGTTCTGGGATACCGCCAAGACCCTGCAGTTGCGCGCTAACGTCGTCCCGCTCTTTCATCAATGCAGTGAGTGACGAAATAGGTGGCGGCTTCCCGCCACCACTGGCTTTTGCCTGAGCCGCAGCGCGCTGCTGTTTGTACTGCTCGAGCTCGCCCATGATATTCATGCGGTCCGTGTCGTACTGGTCCCGGCTCTTCTTGTAGGACTCAGCACCTTTAAGGCCGGCCTCACCGAATGCGCCGGCAAGCGTGGGGCTCTGCGACGCCATCATAGCCATACCAACTTGGGCCAGCGACAACCACTTGTCCTGCTCCCGAGCCTTCTCGCGCGACTTCAACGTGTCCATAAGCATCTGCTCATAAGACGATGCGGCTCCGCCGCCACCGCCACCGCCACCGCCACCGCCACCGCCACCGCCACCGCCACCGCCACCGCCACCGCCGCCACCGGGAGAGGTTTGATCGACGGGGGGAGCAGGAGGAGGCGCTTTAGGCTGTGCGGCGATTGCAGCCGCTGCTTCTGTCTGAGAAGCCGGAAAGTCAACGGCTCCCGTTAACGCGGCGATACCTTGACGCGCGGCGTCCCGGTCGGCTTTTAGTTTTTTCGCCCGTGCAGCCTCAATCGCAGCTTGTTCTTCGGCAGTGCGCCCACCAAGCATTCCAAACAAGTCCCCCGCCTTTTCGCCGGCGGCACTGAAGCCGCGACCGATTACATCTTCCATTGCGGTAGGTGTGTACGGGTTTAGCGGAAGCCCGGTGCGGGAGATAGCTTTAGGACCAAGAGGCTTGGGGGACTCTATCGGGCCTGCACGGCCTTCAAACTCACCCATACCCGTCGCAGAAGCGTCCCCCATAGCATTGGAAAAGTCAACGCCGTTGTCCGCAACAATCTCCCGAGGTGTAGACGACTCGAGCCCAAGCGCTTGTAGAATCGTAGGAGTCCGCTCGCGCTTCGATGGCGGAACCAGCCGGCGCTCAGCATACGCACTGCCGGGCGCCGCGCGGTAGAAGTCCGAAAGGGTACGGTCGTCACGCGAAGGGAGAACCACCGGAGCGGGGTTATCCCGATTAAATACCTCCTGCGCTGTAGGAAGTGTGGGCAGAGGCCGGTCATAATAGGTCTCGCCCCCAAAATCGCGGGTTGGGTTTGCACCTAGGTCTGCCAAGGCGTCTAGTTTACGCTGGTCAAATGAAAGCTCTACATCTTGCGCCGAAGTCTGGTCTGCCACAGCTAGGCGAGGATCAAAGACGTTGCTCAGGAATTTGGTTTGCCCTTTACGGCGCGCTACATCCTTTTCAATAGCCTCTACACGATCAGGCGGTAGACTGTTTAGGTATTCTGAAACAGTCATCCCCACTTGGTTAGCCCGAAAAATAGTAGTGGGATCGTTAAACACTGCCTTGTTAGTAATCTTGGCTCCATCAGCCATCTTAACCACACCGCCGCCAGCCATCTTCTGGGGCGCTGCCGACATGATCCCGGTGTTCTGCGTCACATCGGTCTGGGGAGCCATAGACTGCGCCATATCGGCGATGCCCCCTTGGGGGACACCTGCAGCGTTAACCACATCCTGCGCCACGGTAGTCTGGTCCATTCCCTGCTGCCGCTGGGCCTCGTCGCGCATACGCTTGCGGCGCTCGATCTCGCTGAGAACAAGGAACTGAGGAACGTCGCCCGAGGGCGCTTGCATCTGGGCGACAAGCTGTTCTTCGGAGAAGTTCTTCAGCTTCCCCTGCGTATCGAGAAGGTTCATCATTATGTGTACGCCTTATACAGACCAGCAGCGGACAACCCCGCGCCAAACAGTTGCGACAATGCGTTGGGGCCCGGCTGGGTATTTACTGTCGAAGTGTTTGTCGGGGATGGTTGACCCGCCGCCTGACTCGTCATCCAGTTAATCTGGTCCCGGGTATACCCCTGCTGCTCCAAGTGGTTCGCGTAGTCAAGATCAAGACGCGCTTGATCCTCGGCAGTCTGCGCCGCGCCAACCTGACCCTTCAGCTGGGCATTCTGGATATCAGTCTGCCGCCCAAGCTCGCCATACTTCGTAAGGTCTCCTGCAAGGTCGGCACCCGTATTAAGTGCTGCGAGGCCTTGGCCCGCGCCAAACTGGCGCGAACCCTCTACACCTGCCTGAGTCCGAGCTAGTTCTGCGGCTTTAGCTTTTTCAACGTCCGTCAATGCACTGCGGTCTGCGTTGAACTGCGAAGTGCCCGCCGTATAGGCGTTCTGCAGCCCCGTTGCTTGGATGTCGCCAAGCTGCCGCGCTAGGCCTTCGTTTGCGATGCCCTCTTGCACGAACCGACGAGAGCCGCCGAAGGCTCCAGCGTTAACCGCCTGCGCTTCGCGCCCGCCACGTAGCCGGTCAAAGTCCAGCATCGCATTCGACTTTTGCGACTCGACGACCGCTTGCATGTAGGGGCTCATATACTCGCCCGCATTCGCGGCGGTAAATTTACCGGGGTCAGAGAAGTTAGCCTCGGTGAAAGTCCCCGTGTCGTAATCCCCCAGCTCAGTAGCCCGGTTCATCCCCTGCTTAGTGTAATCCGTAGCCGCGCCAAGCCCAGCAATCCCGGTATTTGAGGCATTTAGCATCGCCTGCCGACCGGCAACGGTGTTTGGGTCCGTGTCGGCAATACGCTCGCCAGTATACGCCTCATACGGCTTAGACGCCTCCGCCTCGGCCCTTGCAAGGTTACGGGTGACGTAGGGCTCCATATACTTCGGGAGCGATGCCGTCGTATTCGAGGTTGTCTGTTGGGTTGTTCCGCCGCCACACATGCCTAGTCTCCTATGTATTTACGCCGGCAGAGCCGTAGCGGGGTTAATCGCACGAGGTTGTTCCGTTTTCCCGGTGCGCTCGTTGCGAACACGCGCGATGAATTTCTCGAGCTGTTTTGAGCCTGCATCCGAGGAACCGTTCCCGAGCCCACTTACAACGTCGGCAGGGACAATAAACTCACCATCACTTAATAGCACATCTTGCTGCCCGCCGATAGTCGCGGGGATGCGGTCGTTCATACCGTCGCCGGGGCCGGCTAATTTCCCAGACGACGCCGAGATAGTCTGGTCAAGCTCACCCGACTGCACCCGGTCAACGAGGTCCCGCAACGAATCCTTGCCGTACTTCTGCACAAACGCAGCCAGAGCTACCGCGGCGGTAGGCTCGTCCATCTCGCCTTTGATCGCCCCGACTGCCGCCGTGATCACTGATTTCTCGTTTGCGGGAGCAGGAACTTCGCCGCCTTTTGCCATCTGCAGAGGCCCTACTTTTGGTGCCGGGTTATAGTTCATCCCCGGATGCAGTTGCGGCAGCGTGGGTTGGGTGGCCGCTGTCCCGGCAGCGGAAGCTTTCTTGTACGCCAAAAGCTGCTCGTAGCTCGGGTTGGAAATCCATGGGGACGACATGGGATTCGTCGGATCATACGCCGGGTTAGGTATGGCCTGAAAGCTCCCCGTTTGGGCCTCCGCGATCATATCAACAGGCTTATCGCCCGCCTTCTTGTCCGGTGCTGCCGATTTGGAATGGCTATACGAGGGGCCCGTATATGTCGGTTCGGCGGGGGCGGTAGCCTTAAACAAACCAAGCCCTTTATCGGCGTTTGGAGCTACGCCCGCCTCGGCGTCTTTCGCCTTGTTCATCTGTTTAGCGCGAAACGCACCCAAGGCTGCGCCGCCAAGGCCCCCCGTAAGGGCGCCTAAGATACCTGCGGTGAGGGGGTTTGCCCGACCACCGATCCCGGTGGCTCCTGAGACAAGGTTTGCAATACCGGTGGCCTTACGCTTAGACCCTTTAGGGGTCGCACCCAGCGCGTTGGAGATACCGCTTAGCCCACCCTCAAAGCGGTCACCGCTTTGACCAGCACCGC